ATGGCAACATTTAAAGCAATCATCAAAAAAGAAAAAATGCGTTCCGATAAGACATGGAATGTTCTTATCAGGTTAACACATGAGAGAAAGATAAGATATATCTCCACTACCATGTATGTCACCAAGAAAGATATTACCTCCGGCTTCAAAATAAAGAATCAGCAAATAATCGATAGATGTGAAGAGTTAATCAAAATTTATCGGGAGAAAATATACAAACTGAATCTAGAATTGAATGCCATAGACATAGACACCATAGCCGAATATCTTAAATCATCCAAGGATGACAAAAGCGGCATTGATTTTATTTTATTCGCAAAAAAGTGGTGCGCTTCACATCCTGAGATAAAGGGTATGAAGAATTACACAACAGCTTTAAACTCATTTTGTACTTTCTTTGGAAGAGAATCTATTCTTTGTAACGAAATAACAGTTCAGAAACTAAAGGAATTTGAAGAATACCTGTCTGAAAAGAAACGGGCACAATCACTATACCCCAGCGTCATCCTGCGTCTATTTACAGAGGCAAGGGAGTATTATAATGACGAAGACAATGACATTATAAGAATTAAGCAGAATCTTTCAAAATATAAGCCAAAACAACAGAATGTAGCAGAGAAAAGAGCTTTACCGGAAGAAACTATAAAAACTATATTTACTCTCCCTTACGATAACAAAAAGATTAAGGGATATACCAGTAGGCATGACTTGGCGAAAGATTGTTTTATATTATCATTCTGCCTAATGGGAATGAACTCTGCCGACCTATATAATGCAACTGAGTTTGACGGGGAATACATAACTTATTACCGTACCAAGACCAAAGACAGAAGAAATGACAATGCCAAAATGATTGTTCGCGTACATCCAATTATACAGCCACTCGTAAATAAATACAAAGGCAAAGAACGCGTATTCAACTTTTACGAGCGTTTTTCTTCTATGGCAGACCTCAATCGAGCCATCAATATAGGGCTAAAAGAGGTTGGATACAAAATAGGCATAGACAATCTTCAATTCTATGCAGCCCGGCATTCTATGGCTACGATAGCAATAAATAAGGCTGGTATAAACAAGTATATTGTCAACGAAATGCTTTGCCATACAGACTCGTCCATGAAAGTTACAGACCTCTATATACAGAAAGATTTTACGCCTATTAATGAAGCCAATTTCAAACTTATCGAATATGTGTTCGGAAAGAAATAGTATTGCTTTCTGTAGTTGGGCAGCTACGGGGATTTACATTTTAGAGGGGGCGACTATTCAGCCAACCCTTCTTTATGTTAGTATTCAAAAACTATAGCTGAGAGATACTGAACATTCGTGAAGAAATTTATATGTACCTCGTGAAGGACTAATCTTGTGTCCATCGAAACATACATTTCTTCGACCTGAATAAGGGTCCTGATTGGAAATCGTATAGCCCAAGGAAAAAGCCAACTGGTCAATTCCTAAAGAAAGAGCACTTTTAACACGCCCAAAGACAACATCCCCTCCCTTATTGCGAACTGACCTAAACTCTCCCTTTGTCTTTCCGCCTTCTTCAGTATAATGTGCATATGAAAAAGCCTCGTTGGGTAATGTCAGAATCAATGCCGGCTCACATTGAAGAAAAAGCTGATAATCCTTTTCACGCCCCAAGCTCACTGAAGGAGTCCTAAAATTGGTACCTATCAACCAATTCCCCCGCAGTAGTTTACCGTCATCATAGAGTGTATACTTCTGACCTTTGCCGTCACTCACCTCTGTATTAGGTTTATAATCATTGTCCATCCAGTTTTGAAAAGCAAGACCGGTCATAACGCCAACATATTTCCCAATGTAACGGATATATGATACCTCAAGCCCTAAAGCTGGTTCAGAACCATATGCAAATAGAGAACCGGATAGAGACAAAACATTTTTATTAGTTTTAAAATCCCCTTCTCGCTCATCGGCAAAAAGGTGAATGACCGACATACATAAACAAAAGATAAAAGCAATTTTTTTCATTTCAATCTAAATATAATTGGCTGACACCAAAATTTAAAAAACATATTCAACTGCTATAAAGATAACTGCTTTTCTGAAATTACCTATGTGATTTGAGGGAATTTTTATAAAAGGGAAGGCCCAAATGAAAAAAAATCCCGACGAAAGCCGGGATATGTTACACACAATAGATATGAATTGTTGCTTATGAATACAAAGGCGACTTATTCAGCCACTCCTTCTACAAAGTTGTTTTTTATCTTTGAAAAACGGAATTATCAGCCGTTCGTACGTTGGCTAATAAGAATTCTTCTAAAGCGGCACATTCAAAAGCCGAATCAAATGGAACCGCAATAACTACAATATATTTAGGTGACGTGCTCCAATAAGGACTTCTAACCTGGCATTTTCTTTCACCATCATAACAAAAATAACTTCCAAGCCTTCCGCCAATGGCAACGGATGATTTACCTATATATAGCACATTCTCATTACCGTCCATTATCAAATAGACTCCAGGTCTATCGGCATATGGGTAGCATTGGGGCCAGCAGTTTCCCATATTCTCTTTCTCAGGAAACAAATCATACTTGCTACTAACTAAAAAACGTGTAAGATTTGGGTGGCGATACTTCTCTTCGTATAATCTCACTAATCTTAAAACCTCATCTAATTTTGCCATTTCTTGATTATTCTTTTAATAACAGTCATTAGTCTATCCTTACCTGATTATTTATGAGCTTGAGAGACATCATACATCCGCTTTGTCTGAAATCCCTTTGTTATTTCTTCTTCCGAAATAATCTCTTTCGATAAGACCCAAATAATTATAGGGCTTCCATCAACTTGGTCAATTCGATTGTACACTTGCTCCAATTGCCAACCAAGTTTAGACATGAAGTTCATTGCTGCAACTATTGTGAGGAATTTTATCTCTTTCCCATTTTCATCAACAAATTTATTATCCTTAAAATCACCTTCTCCATAATCAATTCTTATATCTATGATACCTCTTTTCAGAAAATTCTCATCACCTATAAGATTACAGTACGTCTTATACGGAGTTTGAGCAAACAATACAATCCCAACAAAAGAAAGGAAAGCGGCTAATAAAAATCTATTCATAGTATTATAAAATCAAAGTTACTTCACAAAAATACAAATCAAGGAAGAATTATCAAATAGAAACGGACAAAAAGCTTTAATGGAAGCCAAAGCACGTCATAAACAAGTCTGAATTTTTACTGAAATATGAGCCATAAAAGGAAAGACAGTTCAGTAAGTTTCCTTTCCTTTTATATAATTTATCCCCCTACTATCCATACCTTTTTTCCAAACATTATATACAATATGAGACAAATAATTGCAGTTCTCACTTATAACGTTTTCATCGACTGTGAATTCATTACATCCTATAGCCTGATTAGATTTACAATATTTTTCAATGCCTTTCTTTTTATATAGACAACATAGCCTTTGATTTGTATAGCTATTTTCCTTATAATATTTACATAAAAAACAGTTCTTTGCATTTTCGTAATTCTTATATACAATTGCCCAACCAAAGACAAAAGGGTTTATCCATATAGTACGATTTGCCAAATAATCGAATGTAATCTCAAATATAGCAGATGAATGTCTCTGAGTATATATTTTGCAATTGCTACGATTACTCGGACAAAACCCTTGCATAGAATCTAATAATACGAACTTATTAAGCATCAAACCTTCAGTTTCAGATATTCTACATCTACGTTTAAAATTATAAAAATTCACTCGTTCGCTCTCGGAAATCATTCCACTTTGTATAATAGTATTCAGTTCATATTCTGAATTTAGAGCCACCTCAATAATACGTATCCCAGACCCTAACTTCCCCTTCTCACACTGATGTGAAACTAAAATTTCGATGAAAACAGGTTCATATTTATTCTCCGAATTGGTAAGAAGCAAATCTGCACGAAACCCCTTATATGTTTTTTCTCGAGTGATTACATTGTAATAATTCTTTAAGTTAAAAGATTGGCTCGTTTCTTTCTCACAATAATAAGAAGAAGTATAGTCATCATGATTCCATAGACAATGTTCAAAATTAGAGCATCTATCTTTTGTTTTAAAAGAGATATTTAATGCACCATCTGAATTAAACCACTCTTCAATTCTTTTCTTAGCAAGAGCATGAAGATAAGTTTCATAGCTACAGTTTTGCGGTCTTATCTTATGAGCATAATGCTTTACTTTAACAGAACCTTCTTTTACAACCATTTCTCCTTTACAATGAGGACATCGATATTCTATTCCTTTCTGAGCATTTTCAATACCAACACACTTTTCATTCTTATCAAGAGCATACGTATATTTGAGTTCTGTCATAATATTAAATCTACCAACCATTCCTATTAGTAAAATTGAACTATCTCTCTTTGTTTATATCTATAAAACTAATATTATTATATTCTCCAAATTTAGCTTGCTGATTATTTGTCAAAATTTTAATTTGCCACTTCATATCATCATAAGAGTTTTGTCCATAGTGATAAAATATAAATTCTTTTTCTTTACACCCAAATTGAGATTGTCGTCTAAAAAAATCATCAAAATAAGAATGGTCGGTTTGCCCCAAAGAGTATCCAAAAAATATTATTCTTTCTGCGTTATCCAAAATATAAGGTAAACCCTTTACTTTTTGATAAGGACTATGAGATTTATACAAAAAAACATGCTTTTTATCTACTTGGGCATTATCTTCTACGCCAAATACAAAGCCATTCTTTAATGTACCGTGTACGTGGTTAATTATATATTCTGATTCATTATATGAAATATCACTTAGTATATTTTCAATTGTATTGGTATAATTAAATGTAAGGATATATACAGGGGATAACTTAAACGCTTGATCTAATACATAAGTGCCCATAGCTGAGAAATAGTTCCCTTCTTTAGTCACCTCCATCAAATATGACTTTAAATGAGAGCACAATTCATTGTATTCATCACGCAATGTATCACCCTTTTTAGGTTTACCTTCTATATATATTCTTGGAAGAAAAGTACTTTGTGAATACACACTTAACTCATTTTCAATATCAATCCATAAATTTAAAGATTGCTTCTTCCGAAGATAGTCCACCAAAAAATTGTTCTTTATATCAGAAAACCAATGGCTTTTCATAAAATCCTTATAAGAAGTTTTCAGACCAAGATTTAAATCAAACCCGTTACCTACAACAAACACTGTTTTATAGTTTTGCAATTCATCCATAGTATTATAAAATCAAAGTTAATCTACAAAAATACAAAGCCAAGAGGTATTATCAAATAAAAAGTAAATAAAAAAGCCCCGACGAAAGTCGGGGCGAAATATCTTTTACTTATCAAGAGCTTTTTACGAAATCTATAAAATCACCTAATGACAAGATAAAAATATTATTGTATATCAGAGTGTTTTGATAAATAGATATCTCTCAGATAAATGCTCATCAATTTAACTATAGATTGCATAGAAAGTTTTACAGCTTTGTTTGTATTAGAAGCAGGGTCTAATAACTCTATTGTATCAGGAGAATAATATATAAATTGTTTGATATCAGTAAACATTTCATGCCCCATATTTCTAAGAAGAAATCCTAAAGCCTCTTCCTCTACATCATACGCTGTCGTTGGATTTATCTTCTCTAGCTCTTCCATTAAAAAATCAATATTATCATCTATTGTTTTTTTAGCTGAAGATTTCACAAACAAGACATTGCCAAGTGGTGTCATTTTTAAAGGGCTCGCTTTCTTTGCCAATTTATCAATCATGTCATTATCAAATTTCATTAACCATTTATTTATCTCAACAACCATGTCATTTGTAGATGAAACAATACGTTGTAATTCTTTATAACGTAAGTCAGAATTTCTTATATCATCTTTATGCTTTTCACATGGCAAATCATCAACTGCTTTTCTTGTTGTTTCCAGTTTAGTATGATATTTTGATATTATCCACGTAGCTATGATTACTATCAATATAACAGCTAACCATGGAGCATGGTTCAATAAATAAGTTAAAATTGGATTCATAATCGTGTTTACTCTTTACTTGCAAATTTTACGCATCAAGATGTTGCAAATATAAGATGTTTTATTGAAACATCAACTGCAACAACAAACATTTTATATTATAGTATAAATATTTATACTATAATATAAACTACATCATAATGTTAAATTGAAAGTGAAAGCGTAAAAATAAATCGTTTACCACTGCCACAAGTCATAACTCACTCCAACCCCAACATAAAACACACCCAGATACCCATACCCAGCCTGCAACCCAAATCCCCAACGTTTCTTTTTCGACTTGATGGTGACCGGATGATAGACGTCATTCGTTTCCACTTGATAAACGGTCCTCGGATACACAGTCATACTATCCAGCTGCGGGTCTACATATCCGCTCACCACCGCACAATACAGGCTATCTTCATACACAACCCGTTTGCGGTGAAGCAAGGTGTCACCTATACGTACTGTGTCATTCGGCAATATCTGCCAAAAGACCGCTATCGGTGCGGAGATAAGAACCGTATCAAGTTTGACAACCGTCTGTATCTTTGTTTCGGTACGGATTTCTGCCGGCAAAGGCTCGTGCGGACGGAACCAAGCCGCCACACAAGCGATTGCCAGTAATACAACTAATAGCCAGGGTAGTTTTTTCATAGCTTCAGTACCTGATTCCGGTTTCTACCGTCCGCCCGGTAGCTCACATGCACCCAGGCGAAATTACTCTCATCAATTAACTGGTCAAAAGGAAGGTTCTTGCGGATATGCTCAAACAGTAGCTTATTCTGCTGTCTGTCTCCGGTATCAATGTCCGCCGCCTGTCCGCTCATGTGCTGGCTGGTTGTCGCACCGCCCACCGCTTTATTCAATGCCGGGCAACGGTAACCGCTGTTCACAACGATAGGTTTGCCGTACCATTCGCGTAGCGGGTCAAGAACGCTATCCACCAATGCAGTCAGATTGGCTTCTATATCACTGCCACATCTGTTGTCGATTCCTTTGCGGTCGGCAGTTGTCGAACGGCAAAGTTCTTTTATCGTAAAATACTTCATACATCATTTGATTTAATATAAACATACACTACATTTGCAGAAGCCTTTGTTTAAACTTTAAGTTTGTGCTAAAAAGGGAAGGGAGCCGTTGCGAAACACCTTCCTTCCCGTGAATTAATAATCGCTCGGTGGCTTCCGCCCGCTACATCCCCGGACATCACACCGCTTTGCTTCCAGCTTTATCTTCTCTATCTCCAGTGTAGCGTTCTTTTCGGTCAGCTCGCGGATACGCTGGCGGTCTTCATTCTTCTCGGCATAAAGCTGGTCTATCTTGGAATCAAGTTCCACTACCCTGTGTTCCTTTTTCTCGTACAGTTCCTTCCATTCAGCAGCATACGAGGTGATATTGTCAGCTTCCGCCTTTCTCGCTTCCGCAGCCGCCTTGCGCTTCTTGCTGTCATAGAACATGAACACACCGAAAAGAGGAAGCAGGATAGTAGTAACTATCCCGCCGGTGATGTTGAACAGTTCATTCAGTTCCTCCATCATACCTTCATCCCCGTTACATGTTCATCACTCCACCCCTTGGCATGCCAACCGAGAAGAATGCCGGCAATAAACGCTCCCGTTGACACAATGCTTGCCCAAAACGGTACATACTGGTAATAAGCCAGCAGACCTACAATCACGGCCATCATAATAGCCAAAACAATCAGTTTCTTTTTCATCTACGAACTTTTTTAATTAAACAAAAAAGCCCACGAACGCATCCTGTTAAAGACACATTCATGGGCGTTAACCAATAAAACATGACAAATATACTCATTTACAATCACTTTTCAGCGAAAGTAAACAAGAAATTTATGAGTAGGGAATATCTTACCAGGAAAGGGTTGCCAAACTATGGCAGTAGAATATCAGTAGAACCTATAAAATCTACCCACATTCTACCGGGCGTCTAAAATCAGGTGTTTTTTCTTCCTTTTTACAGCCTTCAAATCCCGAATAATCGTATTAGAAAGAACCTCTGAATACACCTCCGTAGTTCTGACAGAAGTATGACCTAACAACTTCTGGACGGTGGTAATCGGAACGCCCTGATGCACAAGCAGGGTCGCACAAGTATGACGGGCCGTATGATAGGTTATGTGCTTTCTTATCCTGGCAAGAGTAGCTAATTGGGCAAGATACTTATTGGCCTCTGAATTGGGTCCGATTTTAGCAAAATCAGTTACTATATCGTAACGTTCCAATACAGTCAATGCCTTACCCTCAAACAGAAGATGTAGCGGAAGTCTTATCTCCACATCTGTTTTGACAGACTTGAAATAAAGCCACCGCTTACCATTCACACGAATAATGTTCTCAGGTGTAAGCTGGCAGAAATCGGAATAGCGCAGGCCGGTGTAGCAGCAGAACAGGAAGGCATCGAGTACATGGCGGAGCTTCTTGTCCACATCAAGGTTCTCCAGCCTCTTCAACTCATCCGGGGTTAGGAACTCTTTCCGCCCTTTCTCTTGCTTTATCTTGTACTTCCGGAAGGGGTAGGCATCGGAAGGAATATAACCCTGATTAATGGCTTCATTCACTAATGTACGTAACTGCCGGAGATGCTTGGCTATCGTATTGACGCTATTTCCCTTCTCTTTCAAATGCACTTCAAACTCCTTTAGAAAGGTATAAGTAATGTCTTTGAAATCTAATCCGGGACGGAACTCCTGAAGTACGGTTATCGTTGTCATCAGGTTCTCTTTGGTACTTCTTTTACGGTCGGATTCCTGCACATAGATTTTGGCAAATACGGGGAAAGTGACATTGACCGGCTTGTCTTTCTTTATCGCATCTTTAAGTAGTGATAGCGTTACAGGAATGCCGCGCTTCCATAAGGATAACTCAATCGCTTGCAGGTGTAGGACAAACTCAAACAGCATCGAATTGAGGTCATGAGCCTGTGGGTGATTATCAACCTGAGCATTGCGACTATTCCAATGTTCCGGCTTGAGATACAAATTTGTACGGAAATAAACTTTCCTCTGATTGAGCAAGGCTTCTACTTGCACTAAGGCCGTTCCCTGTTTGTTTAGCTGTTTCTTTCGATTATACACTAAGCGGTATTTTATTTTATCCATTTTTAAGCCAAATGTACTTTTTTGGACGAGAAGCTGCAAACCGATGTGGGAGAACTGATTGGTATCGCTACTTCTCAGAAAAACGGATTACAGAAGTATAATTTGATACCTAATTTCTCAAATAGTGGCGGAATATGGTGCATTGGAACACTGCCCAATAATAACTTCTTATGCACTTTCCTCATTTCAGTGAATCATACATCTTTCAAACAAAGTGGTGTTTCTTTACTACAGATAATAGGAACCGGTGACGAGAATTTTAAGGCAAACTACAAATCCTTAATAAAAGGGACTCAGGAAGCCAAATTTTACGCCAAATATAACGAAAAGGGCATTAATGTGTATGTTGATGCACCTGCGAATATAACTGTGTCTATATTGAGCTATAGTCACATGGCAAAAGACTTTTATTTCAACTTGCAAAAGCAGGAGTCCCTTCCTGAAGGGTGCACACAAGCGGTAGATGTTGATACTCTGTAGGAATGTAAACAGAATTAGTAGAAGGTTAGTACCCTTCTACTAATCTATTACCCCAATGCAATAGGCACAATTTTTGTCAACTTATCTTTGATTGCATCTAAGTCTTCAAACTCCATTTTTTCAACGCTTTCAACTCCAGAATGGTCTGATAAAGGAATAATACAAACGTTTATATTACTATGTTCATGAGGTTCTATGTATATATTCTTAGTACCAACATATATGGAAAGATTATTTTCTCCGATACACACACATTTTCCTCCAAGTTTTTGATTGTAGGTTTGTGCAGCAAGAAGAAAAATTCCTATACTTGCTGCACTATATATTGAAATTAGAAATGTAGTCGTTCCATACTCTGAAATAAGGTTGACTTTTAGAGCTCCATTTTCAACGCTTGATGGTGCCATTTCTTTATCGACTAAACCGTTCTTGCTTGGGGTCGCAATCGGTAACAGTTCTCCCACATCCGTAAATCGACGTGGGAGAACTGATTGGTACAACCACTATTGAAAAAGCGGGGTTGTTATCTCCGGATTTATTCAAGGTATATCCTCATTTTGTAAATGCTTACGATTCTGTATATAAGATTGCAGACAATGTGACTGACTGGTATCGTGCCCCGATAGCGGTCTTATGCAATGATTCTGCTGATACGTGCATGGACTTTTTATCATTTATATACATACCAGATACAGGTTTGGCGGCTTCCTTAAAAAGAATTTTAAAAAAGCCGCTTCAAGTAAAATACTACATAAAAGGACGTGACCTATTCGTATCATTTACATTCAATAACGAGTTACCTAATCATGCGTATATTTTATCGCCTCACGGTGTCCAATTGGTCGGAACACCGGACATCATCGACGATAGCTTCACGGAGATAACGGAGAAGCTATAACGGGGTTTATTGTGCGGCAGTTGGCCACGGCTTGAATGGTTTTTCACCTTCTTTTACACGAACAAATACCTTTCCGTTGCCGGCCGAAAGCCGCTGCGTTATATAACCGTCATAGGAACGTACTTCAAATAGACCAAAACAGTCGTTAGTCGGCATATTTTGCCACACTCCGCCCCATAGGTTTACGAAGTATGTTCCTGGTGTTGTATATTGGTCGGCATCTTTGAGGTCAGACCGCTTCTGTTTGATAGCTCCACCATCGAGCAGTTCTCCCACGTCGATTTACGGATGTGGGAGAACTGTTATGGAAAAAATTACGTGTTACAAACTCTTTTGCAATCCATTATACCCATCAAATCCAATGGAACGGAGTAAGTCTCAATATCATTGGAAGCCATAATTTCTACAACGTAGGGGTTCGATTGGCAACCTACGCAAACAAAGTACCTTCCGATGGAATAGTCGGAGAGTTTTATTCCATACCATCCGGGTTTACCGATATAAAAGTGGTTTATAAGAATTGGGATGTTTACGTAGTATTCACTGTAGTACAAGGGCAATCTGTTTATTTTAAATACGATTGTAGCACCCCATGCGATATAATTAAAGATATTAGTTTCATTGACGAATCATACAAGGAGATAAAACCTATTGCACAATAGTGCAATCTGCCAGTCCGGTAATTTCATCATCTTGTGTAGCCATATCGTACATTGAATCTCTAACTATCAGTTCTCTGACAATAGTTCTATCACCTAATGAATTGTCCGAGGTCAAGTATATGGATATTCTATGGTCAGTTTCGTATTTCATTTTTAGGTATGTATCGCTATTGGGTTGTCCATATAGGTATTTGACATATACTTTTGTAGAATCTTGTAATTCCATAGTATTACCAGCAATGTAAACGTAAAAATCACTTAATGGTTCACCTGTGGATATACATGATACTCTGATAGCAAAAGGAGCCCATTGGGAAGATGATGAACGGTATAGTAATACGCTACGTTTACCTTCTGATTTTATCTTTGTTGTTGCAAACTTGGAATTACTTAATCCGTCTTTCTCAGGAGTTACAACTGGTATCAGTTCTCCCACATCGGTTTGCAGCTTCTCGTCCAA